CACTCAAGGAGTGTATTCCGCAAAGGAGCGGAAAGAGTCCACCGCAAAAACATGATGACGGTAGGACCAATGCGCGGGGGTATCAGGCTCTAAATGGCCTGCTACGACCCGCTCAACGCAATAAGACAACCGCCGATAGACGGCGAAATCAGCCGACCCATAGTGGTCGGCAAAGTCCGAATGGACAACCAGCCAGTGTGGCCAGGCTGGGAACGCCTAACACTGCCTTGCGGACAGTGCATAGGCTGTAAAATAGAACGCAGTAGGCAATGGGCCATCCGTTGCCTACACGAAAAACAAATGCACGAAGATTCGTGCATGATCACCACGACGTACGCCGACGAGCATATGCCCTTCGGCGACTCTCTGCATCTCCCCCACTTCCAGAAATTCATGAAGCGACTCCGCAAGCGGATCGCACCGCAGCGGGTCAGCTTCTACCATTGCGGGGAGTATGGAGACCTGTATGGTCGGCCTCATTATCATGCTCTGCTTTTTGGATACGCTTTTCCGGATCGCCATAGCAGAGGAAAACGGAACGGCTTCCCGATATGGGGGTCGCAGACCCTGGAGAAGCTCTGGCCCTACGGTCGCAGCGAGATCACCGACATCACCTTCGAAAGCGCCGCCTACGTCGCCAGATACGTCCTCAAAAAAATCACCGGCATGAGAGCCGAGGAACACTACCACGGGAGAGACCCCGAGTATGTCACTATGTCGCGCAACCCAGCCATCGGAAAGCGTTGGCTGGACGCCAATGCTGCCGAGGTGTTTCCTAGCGATTCCATCATCGCTCGAGGCATTCCCATGAAACCGCCCCGGTACTACGACCGGGTCTGGGAACTCGCCGACAACGCCGAAGATGCCACCATCTTCGACAAGATCAGACAACAACGGCGCATCCGCGCCGAACAGAACAAAGACAAACACACCATGAAGCACCGGCACGACGCCGGCATCATCGCAAAAACGAAGGCCAACCTCAAACGCCGGGAGATCGACGAATGAAACCCGTCATCTATCCCTATCCCGTCACATGCAGGAACGGCCACATACCGACAAAGTCATCCGCCAAGCGATGCACACAGTGCAAACTCATCCAGGAGAAAACCGCATGAACATGAAACTAATCGCTTTCGCTATCCGTGACACGAAGGCCGACGCCTTCACCGCGCAGCCATTCTTCTGCCTCTCCCGAGGCATCGCGCTACGCAACTTCACCCAGCTGGTGAACGACCAGCAAACCGAGCCGGGACAGTACCCGGCCGACTTCACACTCTACGAGATCGGCAGCTTCGACCAGACCGACGGCACGATCACCGCCCGCGGCGAGGGAATCCTCGACCTGGGCAACGGCCTCAACTATCTCCGCAAGGCCGACTAATGCAATTCTACAAATGCCCGCTGCACGGGGAACCATGCCCCTACCGCAGCTGCAAAATGTGCCGTAAACTCACCAAACTGAACGTGCAACTCATCGTCAACGACGTCACCGCTCCGAGGATACCCGAACAATGAAAATGCCTCCGGCAAACGCATCGGCACACCAATTCAGCAGGGTGCCAAGCACCACCATCGAGCGCTCACAGATCAACCGAGCGCATGCCAACAAGACCACGTTCGATAGCGGTCTCCTGGTCCCAATCTTCTGGGAGGAAGTCCTCCCTGGGGACACGCACAAGCTCAACATGACCGGCTTCTGTCGCATGGCGACACCCATCAAGCCGATCATGGATAACCTCTATTTCGAGACGTTCTTCTTCTTCGTCCCATACCGCCTGATCTGGGACAATTGGGAGAAGTTCATGGGCTACCAGGTGAACCCCAGCGACAGCACCAGCTACCTGGTGCCCCAGCTGGAACCACACGCCCCCCAAAGCAACCTCATCGACATGTACTTGGGGTGGCCGTACCGGCCCCAGAACATCAGCGCCACCGCCATGTATCATCGCGCCTACAACATGATCTGGAACCAGTGGTTCCGAGATCAGAACCTGCAGCTGAGCATACCAGAACACAAAGACGATGGGCCCGACCCCATCGCCTCCTACGATCTGCGCCGACGCACCAAGCGTCACGACTACTTCACCAGCGCACTCCCCTGGCCGCAGAAAGGCACTGCGGTCACGATCCCCCAGGGAAACAGCCTGGTCGTCAGCAACGGCAGCGGACCCACGTTCAAAAACACAGCCGTCACCGTCTTCGGCAAACAAGTACTCGCATCAACCGCCGCCTCAACCACCACAATGCAAGCAGGCGGCGGCACCGGAACCTGGACCGCTGGCGAACGCATGCTCTGGGACAGCACCGCCCTGCAGCTCGACACAGGCTCCCTGGGCACCATCAACCAGCTGCGCCAGGCGTACCAAATCCAGAAACTCCTGGAACACGACGCCCGAGGCGGCACCAGGTACACCGAACTCATCCGGGAACACTTCAAGGTCGTGAGTCCAGACGCACGACTCCAGCGCCCCGAATACCTGGGAGGGGGCAGCACCCCCGTCAACATCTCCCCCATCGCGCAAACCATGCGCACCGACACAACCGTTCCGGGCAGCACTCCCCAGGGTAACCTGGCGGCAGTGGGCACCGTCACGGCAACCCGCCACGGATTCGCCAAGAGCTTCACCGAGCATGGCATCATTCTCGGCCTGGCGAACGTCCGAGCGGACATCACCTACCAGCAAGGCATCGACAAGCAATTCACTCGTCGGACCAAGCTGGACTTCTACTGGCCCGCCAACGCCCACTTGGGCGAGCAGGCCATCCTGAACAAAGAGATCTTCTACCAGGGCACAGCCGCCGACGATCTCGTGTTCGGATATCAGGAGCGATTCGCCGAGTACCGCTACAAGCGGTCCACCATCAGCGGCCGACTCAACTCCCTCTCCACGCCCGCGCCACTCGACATGTGGCACCTGGCGCAGAAGTTCGCTACGCTCCCCGTCCTCGGAAACTCGTTCATCGAGGACCTGCCACCCGTCCAACGGGTGGTGGCGGTCGTCAGCCCAGAACCCGAATTCATCTTCGACGGCTGGTACGACCTCACCAGTGCCCGCCCCATGCCGATGTACTCTGTCCCTGGCATGAGCGACCACTTCTAATGCTCCCATTCCTCCCCAGTATCATCACCGGGGGAGCCTCCCTCCTCGGCGGACTACTCGCCAACGCTGGGCAACGCCACAGCGCGAAGGAGGCCATGCGATTCAGCGAACGCATGAGCAACACCGCGTACCAGCGAATGGCACGCGACATGAGAGCAGCAGGCATCAACCCGATCGTGGGCTTCGGCTCTGGGGGGGCATCCACCCCCCAGGGCGTCAGTCCCCAGATCGGAGACGTCATCGGCCCCGCGGTCAACAGCGCCCTTAGCGCCAACCGCGAAGCGAGGGAAGGCCGATTCCAGAACGTCCAAGCGGGAGGTATCACCTCCCAAAACACCCTCCGCAGCAAGCAAGAGCAGGTGGCAGACAAGCAACGCCAGCTGCTCGACAAGAACATCGAGCGCGCAGGCTACGAGAACATGAGTGCCAAGCAAATGGCGAACTTCAGCAAGACCATGGGCCAAGCTGGCCCGTTCGCCCAATTCATCCTGCAGTTCATCCGAGCCCTCAAGTGAGGAAACCCATGAGCACGAAAGCACAGATCCAACTGGTCGTGGACGGAGGCCCCGTCCCACTCAACCAGTACAACCGTCCCGAAGATCCTGGTATCGACTTCTCCAAAGAGGAGAAGATCACCAAGGACTCCTTCAAGGACGAGTGCGACATCAACAACATCATCCGCCGATTCCTGAAAGGCGGCACCCTCCCGGACTTCGTCCCTGGGGTGTACGCCGATGTCACCCAATACGGGGACTTCCGAGAAGTCCGCGAACGGATTCGCCTGGCCGACGAGTACTTCGACACGCTGCCGGCAGAAATCCGAGAACGGTTCAACAACGACACCGCCTCCCTCCTGGAAGCGGTGGCCGATCCGAACCGAAAGGAAGAACTCCAGCAGCTGGGGCTCTTCCCAGGAGATGACATCATCTCCGACGCTCCGGGGGCGACGCCCCCTACGCCGCCTCCGGTTCCGCCCGCCCCCTCAACTGGGGCCGGGACTCCACCGAAGGCTTCAAACAGCTAAAAGCTGTCAGAGGGGCTCCTAGAAGGAACTAGGGGCCCCTCAAAATTAAGACTGAAACCCAAAAAGGTGTCAGTCAGCACCCTTACGACAAGGACACAGGGTGCAAAAGGCACTTAAGTGCCAATCCAGAGGCTCAACGACTCAACCGCATAAGCAAAGCTGGCTTAGCCTGGCAGAATGACTTACCGTACAACCGCGTCACGATTAAACCGCGTCACGCAACTACGATCTACCACCAGCCAGGAGAAGCCTACCATGCGACGTCAGCACATGAGCCAAGGACACTCAAGGAGTGTATTCCGCAAAGGAGCGGAAAGAGTCCACCGCAAAAACATGATGACGGTAGGACCAATGCGCGGGGGTATCAGGCTCTAAATGGCCTGCTACGACCCGCTCAACGCAA